TTTACTCATTACTTTCTTTTATATTTGTTATTTTAGATGGTTTAAATCTTTCTTTAATTTGTTTCTTTGCTTCTTCTGTTGTTAAATTTTTCAATGCAAAAACATAAGTCTTTTTACCATCTATTGTAATATTATATTTTTTGTATATGCTCATTCTATCTCCGGTTTAGGTATAGACTGTTCATTACTTCCCCGAACTTCTATTGGTCCTATGGTTACTGAATGTGTAGCACATCCTGTTAATAATAGACTTAAAATTAAAATACTATACTTCAATATATACCTCATAAATTTTTAAATACCAATCTGTATAAAAATGATAGTGTATAATACCCATTAACATTATTGTTGAACCTACCACATTTACTATAATTAGTGACCAATCATTCCATAATATACCTACTATTAACCAACCTGATATACCTACAAATTGAAAGTACATATTATATGGATATAAATTCATTGCTGTTGTTATTGCACCGAATATCAATACGATACTAGCAAACCATTTTATATAGAATACTTTTTCATGTACCACTTTTTAAACTCCGGGTCTAATCTAAATTCTTCTTGCAATTCTCTATCTTCTACTTGACCACTTCTGATACAATCAGCAAGTAATTGCCACTTCCTTTCTTTTGTTATTATTATTTCTTCTCCTTTGTAGTTTGTAAATTTTCTATCTTCTGTCATACTACACCTACTACTGTTGCATATATTAATACTGTTAAAAGTATAATGTTAAATATATCTAAATCCATTATAATAATTTCTCCTTTAATATTATTTTTGTTTCTGTTTGATTAAACTTTAAAAACGGTTTAAACTTTTTTACCTTTTTATAAAAATCTGGCCATACAATTTTATCAGTTATATTTTTATTCCAGTCTCTCATAAAATTCAAATGATAATCCATAATTATTAATGTCTCTTTAGTAATCTTATTTCCAATACAATGTCGTAAAAGTATTGGATGCTGGCCATCAGATACAGTAATAACATGGTTGGGTTTAGTATTGTCCATATCAATAATAGAGCGTACTCTACCCAAATCTTCCTTGAAGTAATAATTTGTTGCCTCTTTTCTTTTTCTATATTGTAAATATGTTTCATGACTATCTCTTTCTAATAAACTACCTGACCATGCCTTATTCTTTTTAACAAAATTTGCAATCATAAAGTCATCTATTTCTTCTTGATTATACTTTACACTTAATTTGTGAAACATATATCTATCATTTCTTTTTGTAAATGTTTCTAATTTAGTATGTACCATACCACTATGTTCTGTGTAATCATACTTGTCTGTTGTGAAATGTAATTTATATGCTAGATACTTTCTATAAACTGCAAAACCATCATAGGTCATAAAGGTAGTTTTCCTCCTTTCTCAATCAAATTTAGACCTTGTGCCTCTATTGTAATTTTTTCTTTTAAACTTTTAGAAATGTATCTTCCTACTTCGGCAGGGTCTATGGTATTTTTATCACAATAATAGAGAATAGCATCCATGTAAGACATGTCGCCATTTTCTCTTTTTATTTGCTCTATCTTTAGACTGAATTGTTTAGCGTTCATAATATAAAATCTTTGGGGTGTATTTCTGTGTGCCGAGCATACACCAGGCTCCGGCACTTCTTAAAGTGGTAGAGTGCCTAAACTATTTAACCTCTTGTAATTGTGGATTAACTGTGTCATAAAAAGTTTGAATTGCCTTTTGTAATTCTTCTTCATAATCTTTCGGTTCTTTCACAAATGCTTTCATTGAACCATCTTCGGCAGCCATTAGTATGACTATCTGTTCTATTGGTTCATTAAAAGTTTCATTGTACATAATTGAATACGCTGTACATTGTAGGAAATAGTTTTCTACCCACTCCTCGATTCTTTCTTTATTTGCTGTTTTAAAATCAATAACTGATAGTTTACCATTGTATTCTGCAACACAATCTACTTGACCTGCAATTGTCAAGTTTTTACTATACATAATTTCTTCTACTAATCTAATGTTATTAATTTGGTCTAGATAGGGTTTCATTAATTTAAATAACCCTAATGGTAGGACATCCCTTATGGATGGTGTTTCGTTCTTCATGTATTGTTCTACTAATGTGTGTAGAGATTTACCTCTGTTTGCACATCTTCTCATTTCCCAATTAGCAACATTTTCGCCAATTGACTTACGCCATTTTTGAAGTCCTTCTGACTTTCTCATGCTCAATACTGAAGTTACAGATGGATAGTTTGTGCCATCTATATCGTAAAATCTGTGATTACCAACTTTCTTACCTTTTGTTTGAGGTAATACTGTCTTATCAATGTCTGTATGTATAAATTTCATATTTGTTCTCTATTGTATTTTATCTATGTATTATATATCAACCAGCACGAAATGTCAATGCTGGTTGATACTTATTATTTATTATTTTGGATATACTGAAGGTGCTTTTACAGATGATTTTGTAAATTCTGGATAAGCATCCAGACCACATTCAGATACATCAACTCCTACCTCTTCATCATCATCGGATACTCTGACACCGAATGAAAGATGAATTGCATACCAAAATAGTGTACTGACTACGAAAGTCCATCCGAAGATTACTACTATTCCGTATAATTGTGCTGATAGTGTTCCAGTAGTAAATACTACTGCAAGTAATCCCCATATACCTGCTGTTCCGTGTGCTGATATAGCACCAACAGGGTCATCTACTTTTAGTCTATCTAAAGCAATGATAGAGAATACTACTATTACACCACCTACTGCACCTATTATTGTTGCAAGTCCTGGTGTTGGTGCTAAAGGTTCTGCTGTTATTGAAACTAGACCTGCAATTGCACCATTAAGTGCCATTGTTAAGTCTGATTTACCAAATAATACTTTAGATACAATTAATGCACCCATAACACCACCGGCAGCAGCCAAGTTTGTGTTTACAAATATTAATGATACAGCGTTTGCCTCTGCAACATTTGATACAATTAATTCTGACCCACCATTGAATCCGAACCAACCTAACCATAATATAAATGTACCTAGTGTTGCAAGTGGTAAGTTTGCACCAGGCATAGCGTTTACTTTGCCATCTACATATTTACCTTTTCTTGAACCTAGTACTAGAACACCGGCAAGAGCCGCTGTTGCACCACATAAATGAACTACACCTGAACCAGCAAAATCTAAAAATCCTGCCTCATCTAGGAATCCACCACCCCATTTCCAACTACCTTGGATTGGATAAATGAAACTTGTCATTATTACACAAAATAATAAAAACGGCCATAGTTTCATTCTTTCTGCAACTGCACCTGATATTATCGAACATGCCGTTGCTACAAATACAACTTGAAAAAAGTGGTCTGCCATGTATGAATAATATACATCGCCTCCACTAGCAAGTACTGCCTCTGTTGTATTGTCTGCCCCTAAGAAAAGAGACCATCCACCGGAGTACATTATGTTATATCCTATTACCATGTACATGATACATGATATAGAGTAAAGTGCTATATTTTTTGTAAGTATTTCTGTTGTGTTTTTAGCTCTAACTAAACCTGATTCTAGCATTGTAAAACCAGCGGCCATCCACATAACAAAAGCACCCATTACAAGAAAATATAGCGTATCTAGAGCATATGATATCTCTATTATACTATTTTCCATTGTTTACCTCGTTATTGTTTTAGGTGAAAAGCGGTCCACCATTGTTTATTTAAGTCAGCAACCTGACTAGCTTTTCATAATATAAATTTCAAATCGTTTACCTGGTCAATTTAAGCACTTTTTCAATTTGTGCTTTTATAATAGGTGCCCTATTCGGCCAGTATATATAATCTTCTTCACTTTTTGCAAGATTATATAAGAAAGGCAATATCACTTTTTCTAATTCTTTAAATTTTGCCTTTGTTTGTTCATCTGTAACTTCTTTTGTAATCGTATCCTTTTCAGCAACAATTTGCATGATTTCATTCATCATACTTTTAATTGTTTGAACATCTGATTTAACTTTAGATATTTCTAAAGTGGTTTCTTTGTTCTCGCCTACTACCACCTTTTCTTCTACTGGTTTTTCATTGACCGGTGTAAAACCATAATCTTGGTCTAAATCAAAACCTCGCATGTAATCAGGTATATCTGCCATTACTTGTTCCTCTTTGCTCTTTCTTGGTGTTTTTTAACCACCTGGTTAGTCTTAATATCTTTAATAGATTTTTTTCCTACACTATCTGCAAGAGCAGACCTTGGATGTGCCTCTGCAATTCTAGATAAATTATCTTTCCAACCAGAATCGTTTTTAAATGTTCCTTGACCTGCAACTATATTTATACCTGTTACTAATGATTTCAAATTAGGATTATCTTTAAGAAAGTTATCCTTTTCTGATATCTTTAGTATTTTATCAAATACTTCACCTGTATCTGTGTCTTGAAATGTATATGTTGGCATTATAATATTTCTTCTCTTGGTGTTGTATCATTAAAATACTTTTCTAGCATTTCTATTTGGTCATCATATTCAGCAATGATTTTCAATTCTTTTTCTATTGTTTCAATAACATCTGGATGTTCAGCAATACCAGCTGTCTTTTCTAAAAGAACTTCTACATTGATTTTATGTTTTTTTATGTGCCCTTGAGCGTGTGATATTAACGCTTCAAGCATATCTTCTCTTAATTTCATAATACTATTAACTCCATAACTTTTAGTTTAATCATACGAATACCAACCAGTAGCAATATATTTTGTTTCAGTTTCGCTGGGTATTCCTCTGTGTACAAAAGTCCAATCAGCAGGCCAAATAACTGTTAATCCTTTTTTTGGTTGAACTTTGAGATTTTGATGATACCATTCTGTTTCACCTTTATCCAAAACATCATTAAGATAGGTCATAAAAACCAAATGTCTAAAAAGATTTCTACCCACAGGACCTTGTCTTTCAGTATGCCATACTCTGTATCCTTGATTAGGCAGATATTCTTGAATCTTAAGCCCTTCATTTATGCTCCAAGCACACTGGCTATCTGAACTCCAATGATATTTTTCTATGTAAAGTTTACAAGCAATAGACAGTTCATAAATGTAATTTTGTACTGATGGATGCTGTTCTTCTCTATGACTAATACTTAAATCAGTACTGTCTTTTTTCTTTTTATCAATATTTTTTCCACCAAATCTACCAGGGTACCTGTTTGGATTTGCTAGAAAAAACTCCACAAGAGGGTCACAAACTTTTGGATTTATGTAATAACCTTGTAGAAACTGACAAAATTCAACAGTTTGAGTAAATTTATTACTATTTTCAGTCATATTAGAGCCATTATACAGGGTATATCAAATATTGTCAAGTTTCATTTTTCTTCTAATGTAATTTGTTTCCTCGAATCTCATCTTTTAATTCTTTTATTGCCTGTATTAGTAATCCGTGTATAGCGTCATACTCTACAGTCTTATATTTTTTACCATCATTTTTTTGTAAAGGCAATTCAGTTTCATATATTGCCTCAGGTAAAACTTTTTCTAATTCTTGTGCAATGATACCAGCAGATTTTTTACCAAGTTTATTAAATGTGTAACCTTGTATTAAATCTATTTTATCTAAAGCATTAGGTATAACTTCAATATCAGATTTTAATGCAATATCTGAAGCAACAGTTGTTGAATATGCTATAACATTACCGTCAGCATGAAAATCTCCGTCTGCCTCAAATCTAAATTCGTTATTACCATTTACATAAACATCTAATTGACTATCTGTAGTGTAAACAATATAATCACCAGCATCAGAACCAATTTTTCCTTGTAGTGAATAAATGTCATTTCCTTTAGCGTCAAGTGTTGTAGCTGTTAATTGATATTCATCTGCATTACCAATTTTAATATCAATCTGGTCATCTGTGTCAGCAGTAATACTAGTGTCAGCGTCAGCATCTAATATTAATTCTGTTCCATTCATATCAATATTAGAACCTGTTTGCACTTCAAAACTATTTGCTTTAAAGGCAAAGTCATCTGCTCCACCAATACGAATATCTATTTGGTCATCTGTGTCAGCAGTAATACTAGTGTCAGCGTCAGCATCTAGGACTAATTCAGTTCCATTCATATCTATGATAGAACCTGTTTGCACTTCAAAACTATTTGCTTTAAAGGCAAAGTCATCTGCTCCACCA